TGAGCGTCAGATATTTTGAAAGTGGCAGTCATATTCTTTTCGTCAATAGACTGTGCTTTGCTGACGAACAATTTTGTTACTTTTCGCATTGGTTACTCCTTACGCTTTATGTTATCACATTATTCAGTAATCGGTAGCAATACACAACGGCAATTATTGTGCAGTGGTGGGTTCTCAATGTCCTCATAGTTGAGCTTGAGGGTTTTGGTATTGCCGTCATCGCCGGTCACATCAAGCGTGTCACCCTTGTCAAAAAAGGTTTCCTGCAAATCGGTTTGTTTGCCGTCCATATCGGCGCAAAATGGGCAAACGGTCACATCCTCTGCGGTATACCACTGCTTGCCGGTCACAACGCCGGATTGCGTCCAAGCCTGGAACGTCAGCGAACCCTTGCGCCCTAGCCGTTTCCGACTGTGCGATCCGGTTAGCCCTCATCGTGCTTGCGTTGCCAAATACGCCTTTCACACGAGCCGCAAGCTGATCGGTAGTTTCGCCGGCGGTAATTCCCTCGGTCAATGCGGCTTTCAACTGCTTTTCGGTTTCAGCGTCCACATCGGCGGCAACATCCGTGCTGCGCTGATCGTAAAAGTCCCGAACGGTGCTGCTGAACGGATCAAAGGTATCGTTTGACACCTCTGCCATAGCAAGTTTGCCGGTTTCGCCGACTATCAGGGTAATCAATGGCTGCACTGCCTTTTTAACTTGGGCATTTGCGGCTTGCCAATTTATCAGGTCGTCAGTCATACCCTTGGTGTAGCCCATTGACTTGCCAAGCTGCCGTTGCTCAATGGCGGCTAGTACGGTAGTTTCCTGCTTTTGAAACTCACGGCGCATTGTGAGCATAAATGCTCGTTCGTATTGGGTAGCGTGGCGGTTGTAGAGCAACGCCTTTGCGTCACCATACAGCTTACGGTTGGCTATGTCTTTTTTTTTTGACTTGCCCACGCCTTTGTCGGGCGTATCACCGTTATCAGCCTCACCATCATCTGCTGCGTCCTCTGTGCCGGCAGTTGGGGCTACAGAGCCAAGCATTGATAGTGGCACTTCGTTGAGTGGTCGGTATAATTCATCGCCGCCCTGTTTCAGTGGTTCTTGCTTGTAGAGCGCACGAACTTCGTTGATCGTCCACCATTTGTCAATGCCGGCGGTAGCGTCTGAACGCTTTGCCTCAATGTCCTCTGGTACAGGGTTATCAAAATCCAGTTCCAAGGTAGCGTCAAACGGCGTCACAAGCATTGAGTTCATCGTCTGCACAAATTGGCGCACTCGTGGCAGCACAACGTACTTGGCAAAGATGTATTCGGCGGTTTCGGCATTGGATCGGTTCACGTTTTCCGTCATACCAAGCATAGCCGGCGACAGTCTGAACATCGCTAGGATTTCGTCTTTGCTGAACTTGCGGCTTTCCAAAAAGTCTAGGTCGGACTGTGAAAGCATATATGGGGTCAGCTTTGCGCCGCCCTCAAGGATCATTGGCTTAAATGCGTTTTCAGTGCCGGTGGCTGCGTCCTCAACCTGCATTTTGAAACGGTTGAACGCCTTATCTTCCATCGTGTCAGGTACTTCCAGTGCCATTGAGGGGCGACCTGCGTTTGCGAACATACGCCTGTTCCACTCTTTCATCTGCTCGTCAGTGTCAATGGTGGCGGCACTAGCGGCGATGATTGAACGACCCTTGTATGGGTTGTAAGGATCGGGGTTTATGTCACGGATCACGGACTTGATTGAGTACGGCGTGTCGCCTAGTTTGACAGTGCTTGCCCAATAGTCGCCATCGCCTAGCGTGAACTCAACATCGTGGCTCGGTAGGATGTGCAGGGCTTGTGGCAACTTTTTGTTGTCCTCAAGGGGTTTTGTACCCATCATCTTGAGCATATAGCTTTCGCCGGTCAAGTTCATATAGGTATAGTGCAACTGCCTAAATTGTTCGCCGGTGTGGGCAGCATTTGGTGTGTTGAACAGGTCAAGGATTTCGTGCATAAAAATCTGTTCACGGTCACCGTCTTTTTTCTTTTGATAAAGCGTGAGTGGTACGGCGGCGCAAGCCTCAACGATAGCGTTGTTGGCTGCAAAGACCCATCCGACATTGGCACGGACTTGTTCCGGCTTGAGTTTGAAACCTTTGAGGCGGTTGCCGATCCCGACACCCCAAAAAGTATCTAGGCTTGATAGGCTAGGTATAAATGCTTTGTTGGTAGCGCTGATTTGCCCTGCCGGTAAATGCTACTTGTATTGCTTTTCGTATGTCTGCCATAAGTGTTAGATCGTCCTAGCCCGATATTCCTTTTGCTTTTCCTCTAATAATGCCATACACACCGACCAAAAGCTATCGCCGTGTCCCTCTGAACTTTCAAAGGCTTGCAGGTCGGACGTTACCGCTAACATCTGGTCAAGCTGTCGTTTGTCATTGATGAACGTGACCCTTTCCCCTGTTACTGCGCTATCTAGGTTGGCAGCCATTGAGTTTTTGCTGCGTAGTCCAAAGACCACAGGTTTCATTTGTCGGGGCAGTTTGCCTTGCTCGTCAAAGCCCTCAAACTCGCCTCTAGTATTATCATACCGCAAAAGGCTTATGTTGAATAACCTGATTATTTCCACCAAGTGATTGACCTGCGCCTCGTAATCCCAATTATCAAACCACTGCGAAAGCAACTGCCGGTAGAAGTAAACGCCTAGTTCCTCATTTCGCCACCGTTCAAATACGGCAAGGTGGGCAGGGTGCGTGTGCTTGCCGATGTCGTAGCCGGCAACAACGTCATTTTCGCCGGTGTATTCACGTTGGTTGATGAGCGATGTGTCTACCAGTTTCATCAGCTTGGTTCGGGGTATATAGCTGTCCTCGGTGTATGCCGGCTTTGCTCGGTACTCTTGGTTGAAAGTCTTTTCGCCGATGGTCTGCCTGATCTGCTCAAGCTCGTCAAAGGTGTGCCACTCAACCCAAAGGGCGACACGGTTCGCCTCATCTTTCATACTGTCACGGATGTTGGTAACAAACCGCTTTTGCAATTCCTCATCAAAGAAAAAGTCGTCATAGGTCTGCGGCGTACCCACGATCCGGCACACACCGCCTTTGTTCACCATCGGTATAATTTCCGTCTTGATAACACGGTTAATCTTGTGGATCACAACCGGCGCAAGTTTGTTTTCGGGGTCTTTCAGTGGGTCGTCAATGTAAATGCGATCTGCGTGAATACCACGTTTGAACGATAGTAGCCCCTCTGGTGCGACTGTCACACGAGCTTTGCCGTTCCAAAAGTCCAAGATACTGTCCGACTGCGTATTGAGGTCTTTGATCCCACGAAAGAACGGATTACGAGCCATAAACTGCTTGATCTTGGCAAGGTGGTAGCGGCTCAAGGTGGTGTTGTAGCTGAAATAGTGACCCTCAAGGTCTTTCTCGGCGGTGAAAATATCGTACATCACCTGATCGTATAAGCGTGTTGATTTGAAATGGTCACGCCCTGTGATGTCCATAGTCCAAGGGTGCTGTTCCATACCGTCAATCACCTCATCAACGTATGAGCCGCCCACAAATGGGTCAAAACTAGCACTGAATACCTTGTAGGTGAAATGGTGAAAGCCACCCACCGGCGCACGGCTCTTGCGTTTGGCGATTTCAATTTGCGCCTTGATCTGTTTGATACTAGGCATTGTGGGCAACCTTTCTAGCATAGTAGGCTGCTTGCCGGCATTTGTCGGTACAGTATTTGCGCCGCTTTTTTGTTTCAAAGAACTCTAGGCATTGGGCGCATTTACAGTAAATAGCTATCATTACTATAGTAAAGCGCACTTACTATAACAAAACAACCCTTATGCTAGTCGTCAGTGCCGCCGGCAGCTATCTTTTCCAACTCATCATCTGTCAGGTCGCTGAACTCACTGACCTCTTTGACCTCGTGCTGTGTCCTTGGGGCGAACTCATCCTTGCGGCGGCGTTCCAATAACCACTTGGCGTGTTCGGCTTTGCTGACTGCGACACGCATTGTTTTTCGGGCGGTCAAAATCATATCGTCTTTCCACCCCTCAACTAACTCCGAAAAATCAGTTTTGGTTTGCTCATCCATTTGTTGCACGAAAAGGTAGTAGGTGCTTTCACTGATCCCTGCGTACAATGCAGCCTCTTTGTTTGTGCAGCCTAGCAAAAATGCGTATTTCAAATCTTGCAGCACCGTTAGCGTTATGGCTGTCGGTCTGCCGAACTTATCATTGATGTCGCCCTTTGGCACAAATCTAGCAAGGTCGTTTGTCGCAACCTGCTTGGTTGGTTTGGGTGATTTACTTTTAGGAGTTTTTGCCATACTACAATCCTATCACTTTTTGAACTTGATGATGTGGCTGCCCATCAGTAGGCTTTGCTAGGGCTTTCCACCATCCTGTTTGAACGATGAACCACTGTTGGTAGTCGGGATTTTCACGCCGGACACGTTTTACGGCACGGTTTATGTCCAATGCCCAAAACTCGGTTAGCTTTGCCTCTACGCCACCTGCGCCTTTTTTGTAGAGTACGAACTTGAACCAATGACCTTTCATAAAGTCCCCCTGAATATGATTATTGCGCTCGGAAATGGTGCGCTGTTTTTCTGGTCATCAAACTTGAGCCGACCCTTGATAAATCGTATCTCGGTGGCTTTCATACAAAAGTCGTGCCACCACCTTGTGTCGGTGCGGCTAGGTATCAAAAACACAACTGTCTTACCTTTCTGCCACTCTGCGTAGCCCTTGGCGATCCACTTGGGCAACTCGTTTCCGTAGGGCGGATTAACATAGTTCGCCCCCCCCCCAATCGGATGTCAAACCATCAACCGTATACTTTGGTGGGCAAGGGTCGTGGTCAAAACTAAACTCTGCGTCTAGGATTTGGTATACGGCTTTTGGGGTTTTCCAATCAAGCCTTTGGCTGCTGTAGTGTACTTTCATCCTGTTTTTCCCTCTGTTGTTTATGGTAATCCAAAAACTCACCGATCATACCGTGTAACTGACCGGCAAGCTGCTCATCTACTAAAATTGGTGGGGCGATTTCGTCATTGACGACAAAGCGAAAGATCATACCTCGTGGATCGGCTGAAACGTAGCACTTGTTTGACGCAATAACATTGGTCATTTTCTCTAGCCGTTTGAGTTGGGGGTTGAAAAATCCCGACATAGTTTGCTGTTCCTTTCGTCCTTACATAATACCATAAGTGGCACACAAAGGGCAGCGTTTCGGATTGAGGTTGCAAGCCTAGTTTCCGTCCTGCCGGACACCTACTTTACTGCCCTGTGTCTACCACCATCTGTGACTACGCCAAAAGCTCTCTGCGCCGTCCCAACCGCCATAGCGACTAGCGGCATAACTGCTAAAATAGCTGATTTGGCAACTAACATCAAGTGTCGGGCATACAGCATATAGCTTGCTTGCCGGACACGCCTGACCTAGCCCAACGCAACCCTCACTGTTCGTGGCGGTGGCGTTGTAGGTACTTTCGTGACAAAAAACATAATCCATACCGTGCAAACTGTCCTGATTGGCGCAACTACCGGCATAGGTAGCTTGGGTTGTGGGCGCACTCGCAACCGGACTAGCCACAACTGGTTTGTCGTGGCATTGTCCGTCTTGCGCCCAAATCCACTGCGTATCAGGACAGGTTGGCGGCGTAGGTGGGGTGACAACAGGTGTCGGGGCAGTAGCAACAACCGCCGGCGCAACCGACTTGCTTTTAGGCAAAGCCTCTGCGTGTGCGGTCTGTGTGATCGCCGGCAGTTTCTTTTCGTACATTGGGTCTGACTTTGCGTGTGGTGAGCCGGCGGCTTGCACAAACATAATCATTACCACGATTGATATTGCTAATTTCATAGCGTTGAAAGCAGTCAGGATTGGTCGTTTTTGGCTTTCAGCGTGTCCTTGTTTAGATGACCCACTCATTGTAGCAAGTTGCTTATGATATGCAACGCCTAGCGCACGTTGCTAATCAAAATCCAAATGCCTGTTAAGCCGTTGATGGCTGCCAAAACTTCTTTGGCGACTGCTGATAGTTGCAGGTAGCCGGCAAGGTTCATAGCGGCGATCACAAAGGCTAATGCCAAAGCGACTTTCACTGCTGATGTTGCGTACTGCTTGACCTGATCTCGTTTACTTGGGGTGGTGATTTCTTTTTTCATTGGTTTGCTGTTCCTTTGCTAATTTATTGATTGATGAACGTGTACTGGTTTGGCTTTTGGTAGTGCCAAATTGTGAATAGGTTTTTGTTTTTTGTTTTAGCCATATTTGTTTTCCTTTCGTTTTAGCTAATAGTTATATACTAGCAAACAAAAGCGGTATTGTCAATGGTTTTTCCATTGTTTTTTGGGCTTACTCTGTTTGACTACCGTGTAATAGTGGTCACGATGTTCCGGCAGCCACAGTTCCAGTAAGAATTGCCGGCGTATTTTGTAGTCATCGGTTTCAATTCCCTTTGCCTCTAAAAGCTCAAAACTGTTATCAAGATGGTGAATACGAAAGTCCACCTTGTGATTTTTGCGGATCGCCGGCGTACCGTCCTTGCGGTAGGCAATCATTTCAACCATAAATTGGGTGTCATAGGCTTTGATTGCGCCGCTATCTACCTGTTCCTGCAACTCGTCACCGATTGAACGCTCAAAACGGCTGTCAAAGCCGCCGGCGGTGCGGTGCTTGTTGAGCGCCTGCAACACGTGCATGCAGGCGAAGCAGTCGCAGCGTTCCGCCGTCACATTGTCGATCTGACAGGCTCACCTTGACGCCGGCTTGCAGCAATTCAGCAA